ATATGCCATAGTTCATGGTAAATGGTCTTAGCAAGGTTGTAATTTGATTGTTCAGGATGAATGGTAAGTGTCCTACTATTTGAATCATACATTCCATAGCAATCAGTGCAAGATTTCCAAATAACCTTAATAATCTTCCCTTTATAATTAATCTTTCTAAACCCCATATTACCTAGATAAATTAATTATAAACAATTTGCAAATTAAATGTATAGGCTATTGACATTTTTTGTATAAATTCATATAAGGCGATATGGACTTAATAAAAATAGGAGAAGAATGGAAAGGAATATTCTCTGCAACGCATCTAAGTCCATCACAATTAAATAAAAATACTGACCAATGGTTCTATGATTATTGCGTACTTTCAGCCGAAGAACGTAAGAAATTAGTCCCAAATATGCGAATGGTATTTGGAGGAATTGTTGGTCAGGCTTTACAAGACTTAGTAGTTAATAAATTAACTATTCAAGAAGTAATGAAAGGAAAACAAAATGGTTGATTCGGCTTATAATCCTATGAAGATACAATTAGAAACTCTTAAAAGAGACTTAGATAATGCAAAAAGAATAAACGACCAACACAAAATTTTAAATGGAAAGTTAAGGGTAGAACTTAATAATTTAAAATACGAAAATAAAAAATTGAAGAATAAAATTTCTGAAATTTTAAATACAAGTCAAGAAATAGAAAAGGAGATCAATGACACAAACGACACAACAGACACCAACGAAGAAACAATCAACTAAAACCATAGTGAAAGAAAGTTTTAGCGAAAGATATAAGGATTGTATTGCTAATCTTAGCAAAGTTCCTACTGTATCTATTAAGGGTAAACAGTATTCAACAGTTGCAGAAAGACATAGACATTTAAAAAAATACTTTCCTGAATCTAGGATAGATGAAGAAATCATTTTTCATGATGAAAATAGGGTTGTTGTTAAAACAAGTTTATATATTGAAGATCAGCTTTATGCAGTTGGTCATAGTGAGGAGATTAGAAATTCTTCTTTCATTAATAAAACAAGTGCATTGGAAAATGCTGCAACATCAAGTTTAGGTCGTTGCATTTCAGCATTTGGTTTACATGGATCTGAATATGCTAGTGCAGATGAATTAACCGTTGCTTTACTTGCTCAAGGTAATTCAAACAATCAAGTTTCAATCAAGGATAAGATAAAACAACAAACTACGGAAACTAAGTTGAATAAACTTTATTCAGATTGGGAACATCAAAATGATGAAATTAAAAAAGTCTTTGATGAAAAACAACAAACAATAAAAAATGATGGAGGACAAAATAATGCAAAACACTGGTAAAGGTAAACCCAAAGATTGGGTTTTATTTCCTTATAACGGAAGTGATGAAAGGTCAATCAAGATAGATTTTTCAGGCAATACCCTATTAACTAATGGAAATAAAGGAACGATACTTGGAGTAAAAGGCACATCTAAAGATGGCAATACAAAATTTATTAGAATTTTTTCACAAACAGGAGTTCTGTTTAAAAATGATGATGGTAAATTTACAGGAGATATTACTTGGACAGAGGTAGGCGGTAAAAAGGCTTTAGTAGGTTGGTCCAATGAAAGTTCAGACAAACCAAACATAGCAGGTTATCAAAATGAGCCTGGTGCTAAAAAACTTCCCTTCTAGTAGTTGATGAGAATATTATATGTCATAATGTTCTTGACTACTGGGTCAGTAGCAGAGGTTAAAATCTCTGTTACTGATGTTGTTTTAAAATGCGAAAATGCGATTAAGAAAATTACTCAATTACAAGAAAATAGCAGAATGGTTTATAAGGATGAAATTGTCTATATGTACTACTGCAAAGATCAAAAAGGAAATTATGTCGGATAAAATATTTACAATAAACAAATTAACGAAAGAACTAGAACAATTATTAAATGACAAACAAGCTCAATATGGCAATTTTGACAACACTAGCTACGCTTTAAAAGGAGTATTAGAGAGTTTTTTAAGTGCTTATAATGGTTACAAGGTAAAAGTTCCTGCAAACATATTTGGTGTGTTTATGATTAATTTAAAACTATGGAGAACCATAACCAATAAGAATTATAAGAAAGATAGTTTTGATGATGTCAATGGTTACAATGAATTAAACAGAAGAATGAAATTAAAGGAGGTAGAAAATGCAAGAGAATAAAGTACCTATGACTCCTGTTATGCTTAAGCTATTGAATTTTATTAAAAAATATGAGAAAAAACATAAGTATATGCCAACTTTTCAAGAAATGGCAGATGGATTGAATTACAAGTCAAAAAATTCAATTACTGTATTGATTAATAAGTTAGCTAGACGAAATGAATTGAAGAAAATTAAAGGCTACAGAAGAAACATTGAGATAAATGAATAAAGTAGAAAAAACAAGTTTGTTTGAAATGAGTGTTCAATTCAAAGAAATTTTTGATGGTGCAACAATAGAAGAAGCTACTGAAAAAGCACATAGTCAAAAATCGCCAGGTGATGACGCTATTATAAATATCGCAGGTCAGCGTTTCATCAATGCGAAAATTAAAAAGATCAGCGATAATAAAAATGACGACATTAGATCCAAAGGAACTCAAGGATCTGGAGTTGAAGCAACAAAGGATGTTGGAAAAAATGTATAAACATAAGAAAATGCTTAATGTTTATAAGAGCAGACTTCCTAAAATTGCAGATCAGATTGTTGAGTTAAAACAAAGACAACAGTTCATAGCAAGTTAAACTGTTGTTTACATATTAAAGTTGTAATTAAGGGTTAGGGTATCTGTGTCTCATAAGAAAGGAAAATATGAATGTAGGCAATATTGATTCTTTTTTAGTAGAGGAAAAAGAATTTTATAAAAGATTGGGTAGAGCAATTAAGTTAGAAAGAATAGGTCAAGGCTTAACTCAAACTGATGTAGCTAAAGCAGCTAATGTTACGTTTCAAGCAATTCAAAAATATGAAAAGGCAGTAAATTTTCCAAAAGAATTTAGAGCAAGGAAGATAGTAAATTTCTTTGGTAAGGACTACGACCAATTCTTAAAGGAGTATGATGTTTACACCAGTAACGCATAAAATTAATACCTTAATGCCTCACTCTAAGGAGATTGAGACATATAATTACTTTTGTTCAATAGTAGAAAAAATGATTATCAATGGTCATGAAGCTCACAAAACAATTCCAGGCTATGAAGATTGTAAACCTGAGATAGAATGTTTTAAGATATTTGATGGACTTAACATACCTGTTCATGGTTATGCAGACTTTAAGGGAAAGATAATCATTGAGGACAAATGTAAGTTTCCTAGAAAAGGCAAGGTAAAGAAAGATGGAACTAGAAGTTGGATAAGTAATAAATTGCCGGAGAATGGTATAGAACCGCACCATCAATTACAAGTAGATTTTTATTATTATGCAACAGAACTACCCATTTATGTTTGTTACATTAATGAAAAAGATTTTAAGGTTTATCATGCAGGTAATTGTGAAACACTTACTCCTGAAAGCATTATGTCTAGGAAAGAATCTTTCATTCAGAAATGTTTAGTTCGTCAAAATCTTCTAAAGATAAGTAAAGATGCTAAAGTAATTAAGGATTACATTCAGCCTAACTTTGAACATTATTTTTGGAAGAATGATCTTGACCCAAGCTATTTAGAAAATGCTAAAAAGTTTTGGTCTAGTTAATGTTTGGTCGTAATTAATGCTGTATGCAGTAACTCCCTGATTACGACCTAGTATTAAATGTGGGTTGGCTTACGAAAGCTATGTCTTCTTTCTTTCTGTTATATAGCTTGAAACTGAACCCACTTACCAAGTCAGTACGGATTTAGTTTTTAAATATTTATCAAAGCAGCTAATTGAATCTTCTTTGTGGTCTTCACAAAATACCTTTTTCTCAGCATTAATGATCCAACCACTAGAAGTATTATAATGAATTTTATTACAGACAGAGCAGTAGCCTACCTTGAGATTAAGTTTTTTCTTATTCCAAGTTTTCTTTTTACCCACCATCTATCCCAGCCTTTTTATAAAGCTACGCCTAATTATGACTTCTTAAATCCACTTTTCATTCGGCTAAATGCCTTAGATGAAATAGTAGATTTACTTTTGCTCCTACTAATACCTTTTTTCTTACGTTGATTGATATTGTAGTACAAACCTTTTTTAGCCATTTTTCCAGACTTAGTTTTGTGATAACCTTTCTTCATTTTTTTTTCTTCTTCTTTTTAGATTTACCTGCACTAGCCAATGCAATTGCAATAGCTTGTTTTCTTGGTTTACCAGCTTTGATTTCTTTTTTAATGTTA